ATGATCGTGATATCGATGTGGCTGCAGTTGTTGTATCATCTAATGGTACTGCTCCTGAGTCAAGAGTTTTCGGTGATCGCGTGACTATTCCTGAGTTTGAAATTGTTTCAAACCCAACTGTAAGAATTGCTGAAGTTAAGCGTAGACGTTTCAATGTTATTGATCGTGCTCAACAAAAAGCTCGCCAAGAAATTCAAGCACAAGAAGATGCTAACGTATTTTCTGCTCTTGAGTTTGCTGGTCAATCTACTCTTGGTGGTGAGAACACAAAGCAAGATCTTGATTCAGGATCAGTTGGAATTCTTACCAAAAATGGTATGTTGAACCTTAAGCGTCAAATTGATCGTTGGGACTTGGTTACCTCTAAGTACTTCCTTAACATCAATGAGTTTACAGACATTCTTTCTTGGGAATCTGCTGGTGCAGCTGGTGCTTCTCAAGTTGATCCTGTAACTCAGCGTGAATTGCTTCAAACTGGTCTTTATGGTCACATCTTCGGTGCAGATATCATCGTTTCTAAGATTGTTCCTGCTGGTACATCTTTTGCTTGCGCTGATCCTGAGTTCGTTGGTGTTATGCCAGTAAGACAAGATATCGAAGTTATTCCTGCAGATGAGCCTAAGCAACTTAAGCTTGGATTCGTAGTATCCGAAATCATTGGTATCGGTATTGTGAACCCACGTGGTGTTGCAATGGGTGAAGTTGACGGTGCTTCCTAATCTTGAATTAGAAGATTAAACTTCATGCAAGCCCCGCAGTTAATTCTGTGGGGCTTTTTATTTATATTTTTTCAAGTGAGTTTGTCCGTTTTTTATTTCAACATACGTTGAATGCTCAACCCAGTCACCAGTATTTATATATGTTTTTATATTTTCATCTTCATCTACCCAAATTAAAGCTTCTGGGTAATGAGTGTGTCCAATTATAAATACATCATATTTGCTTTTATGTAAAAAGTCCCAGACCCTCATAACTCTTTTCTTAGATGTAGTTAAGTACTTTAAATATTTAGATAACTCTAAGTTAAATTTTCTTTCAAAGAAATCTTGCACTATAGATATAAATTTTATAAGATAATTCCAGCCCACAACTCCAGAGTCAAGCCTGTGCCCATGTTCAATATGAAAGGTTCTTCCATCGTAATTAAAATTATATTCTGACTTAAAATTTATATTACCCAAAATTTTATTATCGAATTTATCAAAAGAATTATCATGATTTCCTATAATGTATATAATCTTTTTGTCATTCCTTATAATATAATTTAATATATTGTAAGTTTCTTCTGTAAATGATGGTATTTTAATAAAATCAACTATGTCGCCTGCTAATATTAATTCATCAAATTCTTTTTCTTTTATGAATTCAAAAAACTCTTTTTCTTTTGAATTATGGCTTCCAAAATGTAAGTCTGAAACCACTAATCTAACATAATCTTTTTTCACTATGACACCAGATAAATTAAAACAGAGAACTGTATATAAACAATCTAAAAAATTAGAAGACAGAGCTAGTTTTCAAAAATTTTCTAGAAGAGATACTAATAATACTATAAAACAAGAAGAACACCCTAATGATGTATATGAGGATTTCTTTGAATTTGAGGAAAACTTAAATGATTTAAAATCCGCATCTGAGCAATATGCTGAACAAGAAAATAAAAATATTGCACAAGATGGCGGTGATGCTAATTTTAATGATATTACTAAAGATAGTGTTGAACAAGATTGTATAATAATGGAAAGAAATTATGAATCAGAATAATATATTTCAAACATCAGACTTAGCTCTTGCTGCCTATATGGTAACAAAAGGTATGAGATTGCTCAAGGCGGAAAGAAAGCCTAGTGGCAGATATCACTTTGAGATAGAAGACCCAGACAGAAAAGCTGATGAGTATAAAATGGAATTTATAAATTCAGAGTTTTATAAGTTTGACAATAACTTGAAAACTTTAAAGAAAATGGTTTACTCTTGAGGTTTTATGTTTCGTTATTTAAAAGAAATTAAAGACTATTTTGTTAATAAAGTAAAATCATTTTATTATTTTTTTGTTAAAATAGAAGATGATGCCATTATCTTACCTTGTATTGGAGACATTGTAGAGTATGATGATGGCAAAAGAGTTTTAGTTTTATCTGTAATAATAAATTCTGATCACGTAGAAGTTTACTATTCAAATGGGGTTGGGTACGTTACTGATAAGAAAGGTAGAAGTCAAATGGTTCTTTTGTCTCAAAAAGAATCCCAAGTTTGGCCTCCTGCTAATTCAAAAGTTATAAGAGATGGAACTAAAATTTTTCCAATTTCAAACTTTAGGTTAAGTATAATTCAAATTATAGAAAAGATTTTTAGATAATATAGGAGAAAATATTATGGCTATTACGAAACTAAAAGGTTATCAGCTTGTAGATGGAACGGTTGGTACAACACAAATTGCAGACAGTGCAATCACTGCTGCAAAGCTTGGTGCTTCAGCAGTTGAAACAGCAAAAATTAATGATGGTGCGGTTACTAATGTAAAGCTTGGTACTTCAGCAGTTGAAACAGCAAAAATTGCAGGTAACGCAGTAACTGCGGCTAAAATTGACCTCACTGACACATTTGATTTTTCAAGTGGAACAGTCTCTGTTGCTACTCCAAGTGCAGATGCTCATGCTGCGACAAAAGCATATGTTGATTCTGTTGCTGAAGGTTTAGATGTAAAAGAATCAGTTCTTGGTGCTACAACAGCGTCATTCACTATGGCTTCAACTGCATCTAGTTCAACACTTGTTCTTGCAAATGGAGAAGGTGGCCATACTGGAGCTGGTGGAGGTGGCTTCGACTCAACTGCCAACACTTTTATTCACGACAACGTTTCTTATGCTGAGAACGATAGAATCTTGATTAAAGATGGTGTTAATTCAAGTGGTACTGGTGTCGATAACAAATGGAATGGTATATATACAGTTGGAGCATTAGATGGCGCTACACTTACGCTTACTAGAGCAAGTGACTTTAATGATTCAGATCCAGCTTCAGCTGGGGTAAACATTACATCTGGTGCATTTACATTTGTTGAAAGAGGTGACGTTAATGCTGACGCTGGGTTTGTAATGACTCAAGATAGCACTATTACTTTGGGTACAACTGCAATTACTTGGTCTCAGTTTTCTGGAGCGGGATCTTTCTCTGCAGATAATGGCGTAAAAAAGACTGGTTCTAACTTTTCTTTAAACATAGAAACTGCAACCAATTTTAACTATTACAGTGGAGACATTGAAAGTGAAGGAGCTGTAATTAGCTCAACTAACTACGAAAAAGTTGCTACTTTTTATGACGCAGCTGCGGGAGATGGAACCACTGCAAGCCCATCTACAAGTAGTGGATTTTTCCAAGTCTATCTGAATGGGGTTCTTCAGCAACATGCAGTTGAAAATGGCACTGGTAACATAGGGAGCATTTTACCTAATCAGGCTGACTGCCTATTCGATACTTCATCAGGTGAGCTTTATTTCCCTGATGGAGTTTTGGTCAACGGAGAAGATATAGTAACTCTTGTTTACGGCGCATAATAAATTGCGTTTATATAATTGGGCGTGGAATTCCACGCCCAATTTTTAAAGTTTAAGTTTAAGTGGAGTTTTTATGCCTGTAATTGAAGTTAGAAGGCCTGCAAGAATAGTTGACGGTTTAGTTCAACAAACCTATCAGTTTTTTAATTCTGAAACAAATTCTATAGAGTACAGATCTAACATAATAGAGGATTCTCTTGAAAAATCTATTTCAAAAAATTTAATTAGTTCTGAAACAGTTGAAGGAATTGTTCAAGAGACTGTTGCTACAGAGGTTGATTTAACTGTACAAAACATTATACAAAATGAAATAACTGCGTCTGCAGATTTTTTTATTGAAAATATATCAGATCAATTAAGTCCAGGAAGCCTTTCATTTCTTTCTACATATAATTATAAAACAAACTCACTATCTGTTTATATAAATGGCTTAAATATAAATTCTGATATATCTGAAACTGGAAATAGATCATTTTCAATAAAAAATGAATATTCTGAAATTATTTCTGACGAAGATATAATTGTAATATCATATATAAAAGAAAGCGGGTCTTCAAGCAGCTCTTCTTCAAGCAGTTCTTCTTCAACTGATTTTTCAAACTTTTCTGTAATTAATGCGACACCTGGAAATGCAAGATTAGCTTACTCTACAGCTACTGGAGTTTTTACGTATACACCTCCAGATTTAAGCAACTACATCACTGGAATATCTGGTTTAAACGTTAGTGAGCTAACAAATGATAGCGGTTATATCACTGGAGTATCTGGTTTAAACGTTAGTGACTTAACAAATGACAGTGGTTATATCACTGGAATATCTGGTTTAAACGTTAGTGACTTAACAAATGACAGTGGATTTATCACTGGAATATCTGGTTTAAATATCAGTGATTTAACAAATAACAGCGGCTTTATTGGTTTAACAGATATTTCTGTATCTACGCAAGCAGCTGGAGCGTCTGGATTATCTTATGATAATTTAAACGGAGTATTAACCTTTACGCCCCCAGATTTAAGCAGCTATATCACTGGAATTTCTGGATTAAACATAAGCGATTTAACAAATGACAGTGGTTATATCTCTGGAATATCTGGCTTAAACGTTAGTGAATTAACAAATGATAGTGGATTTATTGACTTAACAGATATTTCTGTATCTGTTCTTTCGGCTGGGACTGCAAACCTATCCTATAATAGTTCAAGCGGCGTGTTATCTTATACTCCGCCAGATCTGTCAGGGTTTTTGTCTTCTTCTGGATTAACCAATCAAAGGGTAGCTTTTTCAGACTCAAATGGTGATCTTCAGGATTCTGCAAACCTTACCTTCAACGGTTCAAAGCTAGATCTGTCTGGAAGCATTAGTGTTTCATCAGGAGTATACGAATCTTTTGAAGAAAAAAGTGGAGAGTCATCTCACGATTGTTCAAATGGGCATATATTTTATCATGAAAATGTATCTTCAAATTTTTCAGTAAACTTAACTAACTTTGGAGCAGAGGTAGGAGAAGCTGCAAATATAACTGTGATAATAGATCAGGGGTCCTCTGCATATATGCCTAATTCAATCACCGTAAATGGCGGTTCTTCTCTTACTATAAATTGGGAAGGTGGTTCTTCTCCATCTGGTAACTCAAACAAAAAAGATGTGTTTAGCTTTAGCATTTTAAGAACTAGCTCCTCATACATTGTGATGGGTCAAATGGTATCATTTGGTTAGAGTATGTTTTCTAGATTTTCAAAAAGTTTTTTTGCAGGTATGAGGCCTTCCTCTGAAGCAGAACAGTGGAGTCCTAGCTTCATACAGGTTGTAGCATGGTTTGATGCGTCAGATACAGAAAGTTACACTACTGGTGGTAGTACTTTAACTTCAATTACTGATAAAGTGGGAACATATAATATGGATATTATTAACGGCCCAACTGTTGTTTCTGGCGGCCTAAATGGCTATAACGTATTTGACTTTGATGGTACATCGTCGCTTATTAGTGATTCTTTTGAAACTCAGGTAGATAGTAATGGTAACCATTGGGCCATAGGTTTATTCTTAGCGGATACGGTTGATCACACTCAGGATTCTTTTTGGTCTTATGAAACGAATCAATCTCCAAAAAGAGATTATGCCATCTCGTCCGCAGCAAGCAACAATACGTGGCCAGGAGAACTGGATTTAGATTCCTTGTCTTCAAACAGAATATCTTCTACTATAGGAAATAAAAAAGGTTTTGACTCTGCAATAAGTTTGGATAACTGGCACATCGTAGTTGCAATTTTTAATAAAACTGGGAATCAAATTGCCGTAAGGGTAGATGGGGGATATGCTTTTACTCCAGTTAGCGATTATGATAATTCACTTTCGTCAAATCAAGATTTAAGAATTATGAGGAATAGAGCAAACAGAAGATTAGACGGACGATTTGCTGAGTTTTTTTCAGTGGCAGATTTACCTGGATCAGGAGGTTCTGATATTACAGACGTTGAGAAAGCAGAAGGTTACCTTGCTCACAAGTGGGGGTTAAGTGGGCTTTTACCTTCTGATCATCCATATAAAAGCACAATGCCTTAATATCTAATTAATATTATTGCTAATTTTAATAATAATAAAGGATAAATAAAAAATTTCATTTTTAATTCTTGTGAATATAATATATAATAAAATTTAGGTTCAGTTTATGTCTTCAAATTATACACTGGGAGATACCGCAAGGTTAGCTCTTCAAGTTACAGAAAACTCAATACCAATACCATATATCTCTAACCCTAAGGTTAATAAGATAATACTTCCAGATAAAAGTATTGATTCCAATTTTCCTCAAAGCATGGAGCTTACAGATAGTGAGTTTTCTGTATTTACATTAGATTATAAGCCATCCAGAGTTGGCGACTATATAGTAATATTTACATTTCAGTTAGATGGAGTCACTTATAGCTCTATGGAGCAATTTACTGTATCCCTTGGTTACTCCGCAGTTTTGCCAAAAGCAGTGGCTAGGTAGGGTAATAAAATGGAGGATATAAAAAAATGGCTAATAACAGAAACTCAGCAGAAAAAGGTGAAACGGTAAGGCTAAATGTTCAGTACTACGGAATAGATGGACTTCCATCCGATGCGGATTTCACGCCGTCTATTGAAATAAGAGATGTAAATGGCGATGTAATTATCGCTGAAACCAGCGAAGGCGTAACAAAGCTTGAAACTGGATTATATTATTATGATTATTATGTAGCTTCAGATTCTGGTTCTGGAATGTGGATAGATACATGGAATGCTCAAATACAAGGTGTTAGTATAACTGATGCCTTTAACTTTTTGGTGATAACTCCAGGGTCAGAAGAACTTGGATCAGTTAGAATTGGAGATGATGTAGCGTTTGATTTCTCAGAAGAAGAACTTGCTGGTATAAATATATTGTTAAAATACTTAAAAGCAAGACTTAGATCAGATGGTAGAAAGCCAAAAAGAGACGAATATGGAGCTTTTGTTAGAGATGAAAATGGAGAAATAGTGTATGTTGAATGCAATGTATTCTCAGATGAGCTTCTTGTCTGCTTTCTCTGTCAAGCATTGTCAGAATTTAACATGATACCATTTTTTACAACATTTTCTTTTGCAGACAGAATCATATTTACAACATTTAGTCAAATTATTGTCGAAGCGGCTATGGTTTTTGCTATGGCATCTCAAGCCTTAGTTGAAAAGGGTAGAGACTTTACGATATCAGATGGAGGGGTGTCATATCAGCCTCCAGCTCTAGGAGACTTCTTGGCGTCTCAATATAATAACTTTTTGAGCAACTATAGAGAAAGAGTTAAATTTATAAAGAATAATATAAGGCCAGGTCCAAAAGGCTTTGGAACTTACACAAACTTAACTAGCGGCTCCCCAGCTTTTGCAAGATTAAGGCATCTTAGAGCAAGAAGAATTATATAAGGCTAATTATATTATTAAAATTATAATAAAAGAATAAAACTATATAGGAGGCACAGTGTCTACATCTGGTGCAGAACAACTAAAAAACTTAATTGAAGAGTATAACACATTAAAAGAACTAGATCCACAAGATTCAATTTTAAATAAATACATCTCGAAATATAAAAAAGGGCTAAAAAAAAATTTGGGCGTAGTTCCAGCAACACTTGTTGATCCGAATAATATGTCTGATACAGGTCCAAAGTCAATCACCGTGTCTAAAAACTTTGGAATAAATCAAATGAGAGCATATTTAGATAACGTGGGTAGTTTTTCAAAAAGACTAATGGAGGCTGCTGGTTTGAGTTCAGAAATGATAGAAAGTCTTAAAGACTCAACAAGCTCATCCCTTAATCTTAATTTTTTTAACAATAACTACCCAACCGATGGGACCTATGTTGGTAGTTCTATATATGAAAATATAGCAGTTTACGTTTATTTTCAGGAGAATTTTTTTTCAAAAGCTTGCACCATAAACGTGAGTGAAATTAATCCACAACCACAAGGTGTTCAGAGGGGGCTTATTCTTGCTTACACCTATGCAATAGGTGAGCTAAAAGAAAAAAAAGGGGCAATGAATGTATATCCTCAAAAAACCAAAGAGGAGTACAAACAAACTGCAAAGGAACAAGGTGAACCTCAAGGTGGAAGGGGGGATATAGGTTGGGGAACGGTAACTAGAGTATCTGATGAAAACGGCCTAATAACTTCTGTAACAGTAAGGCTTAAAGATGGAAGGATTAAAACTTATAATAAGAATTCTAAAAATGATGCTCTTTTGAGAACACTTTATGATATTATAGACAGAAATGCCCTACCTGAAGCCGAGACAGGTTTTGCATATGATACAATTGAAAGTATGAGTAAAAGTTACTCTGATCTAGATGAAGAATATTCTTCTTCGAGAAATAAACAAGCTCAAAGATCTCAGTATAAAAATTTACTAAAGCTTGCTGATTTTTTTGATGAAAAAGGAATGCAAGATAAAGCAGATTACATAGATGAAATTATTTACAAATTAAAGAGATAATAATGAGAGAACCACAAAACAGAATCTTGCAATATTGTGGGTATGAAAATCCATCTTCGGAAAAAGAAGTAGACTTTGAGATACTTGGGTTGAAAAATTTGATAAGAAAAGCTAAAGAAAAAATTTCTTTACTAGAGCAAACAAAGTTTTTGGTTAAAAACTCTAATCCAATAAAGGAGAATGTTTCAAATGAAAACTTACATGATAAAAACCGCAATAGATAGAAAAATTAAGGAAGAAATACTTTTAGTTTCAAAGATAAAAGAAGCTATGGAGCAAGATGATATTGTAAGGAAAATTTTAAAAGAATTTAACCTTAAAGAAGATATTGTAAATGGATTTAGTATAGTTTTTGACGAAGATCTTGACGTAACTGCAAAAACTACAAATGGTGAAGTTGTTTTAAACAAAGAATTAATGTCAAAATCTTTTGATACTATAATGAGATATGTTGTTCACGAATTTGTACATGTTTGTCAGCATATAAAAAATCAAAAATCTAAAGGTAAAAAGTCAAATAAAGATAAAGGATATCTTGATAACAAAGAAGAGATAGAAGCTTTTAAATGGCAAATACTTTATGATGCAGAAGAAAATGGAATAAAAAGTGTTCACAAATATTTAGATGAACTAATGGAGTTTCACGATTTTCCAGAAAACAAAAGAGATGAAAAAATAGAAGAGCTAAAAGATTATTTGGAGTAAAAATGCTTAAATTAATAGGACAAAGTCCTGCACCAGGTGAAAAAAATAATCCAGTAGACTCAGATATTTCATTCTTTATAAAAAGTGATGAATATGGCATTAAGCTTAATTCCATCATTATAAAAGTAAATGGCGAAGTTGCCTTTGTAAATGGATCTTTTAAAAATAACTTTTCTGAATCAACAATTGAATTTATAAATTTAGACTTAAGCGTAGTTTTAAATAGATCATATAATTTTTCATTAGACGAAATTGTCACCGTTGAAGTAACCGCATCAAACTTAAGAAACAAAAGATTTAATGACAAATATGTTTTTTATATAGATAAATCAACTCCAGTTTTGATTAATACAAATTTAAATACAAAAATAACCGAAAACTCTATATTTTATTTGGAATTTGCAGACTCAAATTATAATATAGATCCATCAACTCTGTCTATTACAATTGATGAAAACAAAGTTATAACCAATGGTCAATTTGAAAGTTTTTTTGACAACTTAGGATCATCAATAGTAAACTCAGATACTTTGGTTGTAAAGATAGACCACCCAGAGTTTTTTAGAAACTCAAAGTATAACTTGAAATACAGTATATCTAATTCTGCTGGAAACACAGAAGTTGGAAGGTTAAAGTTTGAAGTAGATATACAGAAAGTAATTTTTCCAGATGCCTTTCCAATGTCGGGTTTTATTGGTCCAACAAAAGGGATTATGTTTGCAAGAAACGTTGGAATTGGAGATTCGATAGAAGTTGAGTCACCAGATATATTACCCAGATCAAATAAATCTGAAGTCTTTTATCTTATATACTATAATAACGGAAATAAAGATTTTTTCGGATATGAACCAAAAGTAATAACTTCAAATAAAACAATTTTAATTGACGGATTAAAGCCAAATGATCAGTTATATTGGGCAGTAAGATGTCTTGAATCATATAAGGGTGTTTTTGACTTTGCAGGGATGGATTCTGTTGATAACGGATATCTAATCCCAAATCCAACTTCTGTATTTGCAGAATTTGATTCTGATGCATTAGTTCTTTATTCAGATAGTACAGATGGATATCCAGATAAAGGCCTTCTGGTTATTGGGCAAACAGAAGTTGTAAGATACGAGTCAATAAACAGATATGAAAATTACTTTGTAATATCTCAAAGAGGATTAAATAATACCTCTAAGGGTGTATTTGTATCTGGAGATGAAGTAAAATTATTTTTGAAGTGTCAAGATTCAAATGATAATGTTATAATGGGGACCCCAACTTACGAAGATGGATATCAGACAGATAGGGAATATGCTGGCACTGGATTTGTTGTAACGGATTATCAAGATCAAGATTCAAAGTTCTTTCAAGGCTTTGATTTTTGCGGATATCACCAGGCTCTACCAGATAGAGTTCTTCAGGGTATAGACGACTGTGGGTCATATCTTGGAGGAGAATTTAATGGATCTAGAGGGTTTAATATTTACGACAGAATGTTAAATAGAGAAGAGGTTATATTGGATCAAGTTGGAGAACCCGTGGTTTTATTAAAAAGAAAATGGGATGGGCTAACTTGTGATTGTGTCACCAGTAGAAGAGGAAAGCCAAAGGCAAGAACTTGTAGTAAATGTTATGGAACTGGTTTTGTAGGAGGCTATGACCAATTCATAAACAGAAGAAGGCAGGATAAGTTAATGATGATGTCATTCCCTGATACGGTTGAAGATTTGAAGTTAGACCCCAAAAGTCATCTTGAGCAAGTATATGAGCCAAGCTGTTGGACTTTACCGATCCCAACAATAAGGGATAGAGATGTAATCGTTAGATTCGATTTTTCTGGGGACCAGGAATTTTTCTACGAAGTATTAAATGTAAGTAGAGAAAAAATAATGTATAAACATTTTGGAAGACAAAAGGTATCTCTTAAAAGGCTGGATAAAACTGATTTAATATATCATTTTAATTATATTATTAATACGTAATAATATAACATACATTGGAGGTTATTATGTATTGGATAAAAAACACATCTGGTAAGAAAGATGCTATGCTTACCTTTGCCACAGTTAGCTTCGCGGTTGTTACTGCAAACATTCTTTTGGCTACATTAGGACACTTTGAATTTGGGAAATTAAATTTTTCTTTTCAAGGCATGGATTCAGGAACTATGACAGCATACCTTGCTGCAACATTTGGAGCATACGTAACAAGAAGATGGACCGATAGATCTTCTGCTGGAGAAGCAAATGAAAAAAATAAAGAAAATGGTTAAAGAATTAAAAAATTTTTTTAAATTTATAGGCGGGCTTGCAGTTGCAATTGCAGGCATAGCCTTATATGTCTTTGTTCAGAAAAAACAAGATGAAGAATTAAAGAAAGAAATTGAAGATCAAAAGCTAAATATTGCAAGAAATGAAGGCGTAATTGATTATAATGATAAAAATATCTTAAAGTTGGAAGACGAAGAAGATAACATTGAAGACAATATTGAAAGAATCAAGAATAGAAAAGACAAGGAAGAGCTTGGAGATTTCTTTAAAAAGCGAGGTTTTTAATATGTTTCAAAAAATTAAAAAATTGGCAAATAAAATTGACGATGAAAAATATAAAATTTCATTGATGTCAATTGCAAAAAAGCTTACCTCTAATGATCAGATTGTGGTAAGCATAGAAGAACTTATTAAGTTAGTTGATCCAGAGAGAGTTAGTTATGATTCAGAGAGCGCTATTGGCGATATTGCTGTTGTTTCCAAGGATTTCTAGTGCAAGCGAAATAATGGAAGCAGGTCAGGTTTTAAAAGAAGACTCTGTTGTTTTTACAATAGAAGAAGCAGAAAAGCTCAAGGCCAGAATTTTTGAGCTAGAAAAAAAAGAAGATCTTCTTGAAGAATATAAGGTGCTTTGCGAAGTAAAAGATTCAAAGATTGATCTATACAAAGTAAATGAATCTTTATATAAAGATCAAATAGATAGATATTCTACAATTGTTAACCTTCAAGACAAAAGGCTTGATAAGTATAATAAAATTCAGACAGCATCTGAATATAGAGATATAGGGATATTTGTATTGGGAGTTTCAGTTACGGTAGCCAGCATTTTGATGGCAGACAAAGTAAACGACACTGTAATACAATACTAATTTTTATAAAATAGGTGTAACAAAGAGAGTGAAATGTCAAAGTCAAAATACCCAAATCAAATAGACACATCAGTAGAGCTGCCGCAGGTTAGAAATAATATTCTTCAACTTGGATCTGAAGCCATAAACTCTTTGAGATCTGCTGTTATAAATATAGAGAAAACTTTAGGGATAAACCCTCAAGGTTCTCCAAGTCAGACTCTTTCTCAAAGATTAGATAGAGTTCTAGATGATAATGGAAACTTAAAAAAAGAAGCAATTTCTTCTATAGGCTTATTGTCAGGCCCAATAACAGACAGGGATGTTTCTGACTCTGCAAATATAAAGGAATCTAAAATAAATCTTGACTACCCAACCTCACTGTTGTACAGTGAGATTAGCGGTATATTTGGCGAGCTAAAAAACATTATATCTCAGCTTTTAGAAATAAATAGAGAGTTATCTTCTCACATAAGTGAAGAAGCCATAAATAAGCATTTGGCAAAGGCTATAAAACTAGAGGAAATATTTAGAGTTTCTTCTGATACATCTACAAATAGCCTGTCAGAGCAAAATTTACAAATGGCCATTGAGATGATAGTATCTGGGCACATCAATTATTCTGGAAACGGAATATCTCTATCAAACAATTCTCACACTGCAAATCAAATATTTTTTGACAATACAGAAACTGAACTTTTGGCTGACAATGTACAGGATGCTATTTCTGAAATAAATTCTTTTTCTGATACATCTGTAAAGGATCACCAGGATATACTTCATGGAAATGCAGTTTTGTCTTATGATTATAATTATGGAGACATAAATGAATTTAATTCTGAGGTTATAACAACTACAAACGCAGAAGGAATCGCGTACTCTACAATTTCAGATAGCCAATATTCTAACTTTTCAATAGACTCTGTCTTTACAGGTATTGAAAAGTCTGATGTTGTTTATGCAGAGGTTGGAGGTCAAGTTACCCCATTTCAAGTAAATAAAATTACAGAAGATGGAGTATCTACAAACATAGAAGTATTTGGAAACTTAACCGAAAATTTCTCTGGGGAAATAACTGTAACAGAGAATAAAAAAGGATATTTGTCAGATAGCTCTCTTGGCTTGGCGTATATAAGCAATCCTAACTTAACCTCAAAAAATATAGTTGAGCTAATAAGTCCGAACTCTACAACTATTGCATCTAGAGGAATAAATCATTCCTTGGTGTCTTCATCCTCAAGCAATATAGTGATTAGTGTTGACGCAGTAACTTACAATATATCTTGCCATCTTCCATCTGTATCTTCTCAGACTCCATTTACAATCGTTGAAGCGATAAACGAGAGGGCTTCTGAACTAAACGCATTATTTGCAGCAACAACGGCAACTATAGAAGGAAACTTGGAAATAGTTTTCTATTGCAGGGTTCCAAATTCAAATTCTGAACAACATACTTTAAAGATAGAGAGGGGTACTGATGACGGAATAGATAGCCTTGGATTATCTTATGCGGAAGGAGTGCCGTTTAGTGGAATTTATAACCATAGTTATATGATCGGAGGATCAAAATATTCTTCTTTTTCCAAAAAGTTAAATACAGCAAATCTAATTATAAGCCCTGGAACAAATATTGTCGAATCTTCAGATACGGATCTTAGAACTTTTGGAATAAAAATAAATGATATACTTCACATCACTGGTTCTGCTTCAAATAGTGGAAGTTATATAATTAAAAAAGTAACTGCTGGTCAGCTTACTCTAGATATGTCAACGGGCTTTAGTGCAGAAACAAACACGCCCACTTTTTCTATTATAAATAATACCTGCTCTCTTTCAAATGAAAACTTTAAAAAAATATCTGGAACGTATAAAGCCTTGGTTGGTGATGTATTTTTAGATGAAAGTAATAAGTGTTATTTTTCATCAAGACTGGAGTATAAAGCTTATGTTGTAGCAAATGACTCAATTGCAAGAATTATTGATTTTAGAGGTTTTTCGGAAAGCTTTTCGGTACACATAGACAAAGTGTCTTCTGATACTATAGAGATTTATATTGATGAAGAAAAGCACTCTCTTAAGAATGCAGAAGATTATTTTATTAATCTAAGATCTTCAGAGTTTGGTGTTTCATTGGATCTATGGATTCAAAGTTCTGAAACGATAATTAATTATATAGATTCAATTGGGCAAAATTTAATTATGACTTGCGAGATGAACGAGCAAGTCTCAGATTTAAGTAATTTAATTGTAGGAAGGTTAAATTACAATGGATTTAACGGAAGGTTTTCAGGCCCAGGTCACCTATACTATAGAAATCTTGCTGAAAAAGGCTCTGTAGTAGAAAAAAATATTTCTTCAAGATATAAAGAAAAACATATTGAACTACCATTTCTTGAAACCAGATCTTCTGGTGTTGCATCTGGATGCAGAGTATCTAATATTTCTTTGAATTCCGATACAACTTTTTCATTTAATATTGGAAGCGGAGTTTGTTATATCCAAGGTAGAAGAATAGAGGTTTCTTCAAACGAAATCTATTGCGGAACAGTACTTACTTCAAATGACAAAATATTTATTTATATAGATGAAAATGGAGTTGTAAAGACTGCTCCCTCAAAGACTAATTCTTTGGGAGAGTGTTATTTTCCAAAAGATAATGTTAGAAATGTAGTTGTGGGTATAGTTGAATATGACGGGGTAACCGCAGAGGTTTATGATACTAGATTTTTGATAGCAGACATTGACAGAAAAGTTTTTGGGCCAATTATCGTATCCAAAGAGTATGGGTTTGGCCACTTTAACAATGTGGGTGAAGCCCTAAAGTTTGCAAAAAGAATGCATGAAATATATACTCACTTTGATTATGCAGAAGTTTATATTAAATCTGGACATTATGTCTACGAAGTAGATACGACTTTGGACTTCCCTCCAAATGCTAACCCAGTATTTTTCTCTGGATATGTGGATCAAAGCTTAATAACAAGCCTGGCAAAAGAAGGTCTATGGATAGATTTTCCCGTAAATATAATTGGAGAAGGAAACTCAACTTCTATAGAGGTAATCCTAAACTATAACGCAATAGAAGATTGGTCAAATACAAACGCTTCAGATAGACTTATAGCCAAAAAGGGGTTCTTGGGAATTGGAGGTTCAAACCTTCAAACATTTCCAGTTTATCCTGGGTATCAAAATTTGTCTTCAGGAAAAGTTAGGTTTTTTAATCTTAGATTTTTAAATACTTCAGTAGTATTATATGATACTGATGTATTACTTAATTCTTCAAACGAAATAAACTCAGGAATTATAGAGTTCGATAGTTGTAAATTCGAAGAAGTTTTAGTTGATGATCAAAGGCAAGTTTATAGACCTGGGATCATATACAATAGACAAGAAAGTATATCTCCTGGAGAAAATATTTTCATAGGTGGTCTTACTGTAAATAATTGTTACTTTAAATATACAAATATTCTATTTACATCTCCAAATAATGCCTCATACTACAATGCAGAAGATAGATTTCTTCTCTTAAATATATCTAACAATGTTGTAGAAAATCCTGGTCAAAGGGTTTTTATTGAGACATCAGGAATTCTAGCCTCTTTCATGGAGACTACGAGTTCTTATGCTCCAAAAATATTTGGGAATACATATATTGGGAATAGGGGTAAAACTACTTCTCAAGATTCTTATTGGGTATCAACTGTACCAACTGGAATAAATATTCATGGTGATATAAAAGTTGGAAATATATCTAACGCAGGTATTTCAAATTCTAATTTATCTGAGTTTTATACAAATGTTTATATAAAAAATGGCTACTCATTAATATTGGAAGGAGGTATCTTCGAAGTAAATGGTGGGCCAATAAATCTAAACGGATCTGTAACAACTGGAAGCATAACCGCCTCAGATTATATAAGATGTTTGAATGGAGATATAACTATAGAAAATGGCGGTTTAATATCTCAGGGAGATATAACTACCAGTTCAGAAATAATAGCGTCTGGAAACATAACTTCTACTGGTGGTTCAATAATTGCAAATGATGATGTAGTTTCTGAAACTGGAAAGATGACATCATTTTTATCTGCACAGACAGAGGGGCCTATATTATATGGCTACGGAGAGACTCTAACTGGTAGAACCACTCCTCTAGTTACAGATAACCAGTATAGGGTAATAAAAAGAAAGAATTCTAATATTTATACTGCTGCTGATCTTGGACATCCTAACTCTGGATCTACAGACTGGGATCATCTAAGAAAATTACCAGCAATAGATCATGGAATTCACACAAGAAGCGTCTTTTGTTCTTTTTTTCCAGATTATCAGTATACGGCAGATGGTCAGTATTTTGCTTGGGTTGGGTTATCTGAAACCAGTTCTTTTACCGAAGAGAATCCAGATAGTGGCGAGACCTGGGATGCGTCACCTCCGTATAAAACAAATACTATATATAAATCAGAAGCCGATTTAAATGGCATAAGGTCAGAAGAAGATCAGGATTTATATTATCTTGTACCAAGAAGCTGTTTTATGACAGCTCCTTATGATGGATATATAGACAAAATAGTTATAAAAGCAACAACAGGTACTGATTGGGTCTTGGAAAAAATATGGTTTTTAAATAACATTTTACAATCTGGGACAAATGAGAGCGAGTCCACTCTAAATAAATATTTGGAAAACCCTAATATTAATGATGGAAGAAAAGTTTTATATACCTATATGAGAAATGTAAATATATCTGGAGATAATGATTTTCCAAGAGGCTCTGAGGCTTACGAGCCAAGCTATTGGAGTGATGCAGAAGAGTATATAGCAAGAATGAATAATCAAAATTTAGAGTCAGACACTTGGAGCTCTTATACCTCTCCTTTTCCAAAGTTTAAAGATAGAGGTGATACGGTTATAATTACAAAAGATATGCTTAAATATAAAATGTCATTTTCTGCTGGAGACCTAATAAGCATTTTGCCTATTTTTGGAAAGATTGATGCAAATGTAACATACCAATCTGGCGGACCAAATAGTTTTGAATTTTATAATTATGGGTTTCACGTAACCGTATCTTTTAGGTATTTTACAAGACTGGATGCCTACTCTAGGCCTATTTCTAATAACTTTATACTTCCATCTGGAGCAAATAATGCATCTGCTGGATTAGCCGAAGATGCTGGCATACCAGACTTTGGTCCAAAGAAAGCTGTTACGATTACTTTGATAACTTAAAAATATAAACGAGAAAATAAATGTCTAAATCAAAATATCCAAATCAAATAGATACCTCGGTAGAATTGCCTGCGGTCAGAGATAACGTTACACAAATAAATTCTTCAATAATTAATTCTCTTAGATCAGCTATTTTAAATATAGAAAAAACCCTAGGCATAAATCCGCAGGGTGGTCCAGCTTCCACTGTATCTATAAGACTAGATAAATCTTTAGATGATTCTGGAAATATAAAAACAGAAGCTATAAATAAAATGGGGCTTCTATCTGGACCAATAACAGATAGGGACGTATCTGATTCTGCAAATATTAAAGAATCAAAAATAAAATTAGATTACCCTACATCATTACTGTATAGTGAAATAAGCGGAACATTTGGAGTGTTAAAAGATGTTTTAGATAAATTAGAAGAAATAAATAGAAGTTTGTCCTCACACCTTACAGAAGACTTCCCCAATAGGCATAACGCAAAGTCTATAAATGTAAAGGGAATAACTAATGCTTCTTCTTCAACATCTAGATCATCTTTTGAAGAGCAAGATCTTCAATCTTTATTAACTGAAATCGTATCAACTCATATAAATTTAAATGCATCATCTGTATCTTCTCTGAATAATGCTCATGAGGCAGATCAAATATTTTTTGATTCTTCTAGATCAGAAAACATAGAGGGTTTTAGCGTACAAAGCGCAATAGAAGAGCTTTCAAATTTAGAAGTTGTTTCTTTCGCAAAAACTTTATTAAAAATATGTTCAAACGGGATACTTAGAAGAGGTAAAATTTATGACTCTTACTCTGATTCAGAAGGGGAATATGTAGTTAATTCCACTGGCTGTAACTATATAATCGACTCTCTTCCCTATACAGATATATACATGAACTCCCCTCAGTCCCCATTATCTGGTATATCTAAAATGGATATACTTAAAATTCACGCAGAGGGGTCGATTGGAGATCAATATTTTTTAGTAAAAGATTTTTCCGTAAATAATGGTCAGATAGACTCCGTTAGAGTATTTGGAACTCCAGCTTTTGAATACTCTATAAGTACAATTTGCTCTATATATAAAAACTATTATAAAAGCTTCAATATGGCTTCCTTTTTGCCAGCCGTAAGACCCAATGTTACAACTTCAAATATATCTAGCGCAATAGTTATAGATCCATCTTCTGCAACGATAGTAGGAGAACCATTATATTTTCAGTTCTTAAATAATTCAGATGTATTAAATATTGAAGTAGATGGAAATACTCATAATATTCCGCTTGTAAATCCATCCCTAAGTCTTCCGTTTAAAAATATAGATACTGCTATATTATCAATAAATCAATACTCATCAGATAATTATATACCATTGATTGCCACAAAGATAAGATATGATAGTTGCTATGCAATAGTTTTATCTCATATGATTCCAAACTTTTATGGAGATATAAAAGACAGATACATTAAGATATTATCTGGTACAGCAAGCGCAATAGGCTTGGATAGATATATAGACCTAGAAGTATATGGAGAAAACTCAAAGTCTGCCTTTGTAAATGGAGAATTTACATCAATAGACTCTCCTGTCATACTGGACTCTGCCAGTATAAATGTCTCTAATCTTAGCGGAAAACTGTCTGTCGTATCTGGAAAACTAAGCGATTTAAACATTGATAAAAATTCATTTGTTGTAATTGAAGATTATGGAACGAACAGTGGGGCTTACTCAATAAGAAGTATGGATGATACTACGGTAACTCTTGATACGTATGACAATTTTTCTTTTGATTCAAATGCAAATCCTAAATTTATATTTTTAAAAAATTGTCTAAATATATCAGAATTAGAGTTTCAAGAAATAGATGAAAGAGATGGCGAAATACTAGCTGATATATTCATTTCAGATAGAGGAGAGCTTGGTTTAACGAAAAGGCTAGAAGTTTCAAATTTACAATTTGACTTAAACTTTTCATTTTGCATAAGCGATGTTAGCAAAGGTTTTTTAACAGAAGATTTATATAGACTAAATATATCTACTGATTTGAAGGCAAGATTGCAAGATCCAAATGGATTATTTGGGGATGAAGTTTTTATTGGATCAAGCGGATCTTTTAAAGTTTTTGATCCAACGGGGTTATTTTTTGTAACCCTAGATGTATTTTCAAATGGTACAAATTTATCTACCCAAATAATTTCAGAAATATACGGATATCCAGAGCTTCCCAAATCAGTGGTTTCAATTGGAAGGTTTCCATATACAACTAGTTTAGGTAAAATAATTGGACTAAGAGAAGAAAGCGGAATTCCTGTAATTAAAGACAAAAGAAAAAAGGGAGTTATATCTGAATCAGAAATATCCGAAAGTTTTATAGAAAAGTTCATAGAGGGACCGAGAAATGAGATAAGAGGAAGTGGAATTATAAGAGGGTGCGAAATTGTAAACTACACATATAATTCAACTACAAATATTGCAGAATTCGATATCCAGCCAGGTGTAATTTATGTAAATGGAATAAGATATGTATATTATGGACAGCAAAATATACAATATCAAACTTCTTTAAACTTTTATATTATATTCAATAGAGATGGATGTATGGAAATAGTTGATGAAGTAAATGATCCTTACAATATAGAAGGTAATATATCACCTTATAAAGGTCAAGATGTACTTCATTTGGCCCATATAAACTTATTCTTTGGAAGAATTTCCAAACTTGCTATAGACTTGAAGAACTTAGATTATAAAAAATCTTTAGATAGTATCACAGTATCTCAAAATAATGAAAATTGTAATTTTTCAAGTATACAAGATGCACTTGACTTTTGTAATTTTTCTGAAAAAATATTTAAAAATAAAATTACAAGGATTAATATATTAGAGGGAGAATACATAATCACTGAGCCTCTTAGAGTAGAATCTTACGTAGAACTAATTGGTGTAGGAAATGTAAGTATATATAGAGATTCTAATTATATAAATCTATCACAAATTATTACTGACCCTTTTAATTATGACAATTGCTTAGTTAAAATAGGTAACATTGGTAGTTTTAACTTTTTCTTTTCTGGAAAAACAAGAATAAGTAATATTAGATTTAAAAACAACTCACAAGGGATTACTTGCTCTATTTTGTCACATTTGAATTATGCTGCAAATCAAAATGGTGGATTAGAAATAGATAACTGCACATTTGAAGGTCCAGATAATTTTTTAGCAGGAACTTTGTTGACAGATCCATATATATTGGACATGCCAATAGTATGTTTGTCGGTAGATGAAGAAACTCAAGAGTTATATAATGGGGCAATATATAGAAATATAAAGGTTCACTCTAATCAATTTTTTAACTCTGGAAATAGAGCACCTGGACTTATTACATTTGTAATAAGAACTGATAACACTGATACTTTACAAAACATAATGATTTATAATAACTGTTTTACGTCGGATAAAATTTCTGTATATACTCCTGGAACAATACTTGCAGGCTCCTATGGCTCAAATGATCCAAATGTGATTGTTGTTCCATTTTTCTTTTCTGGTTTGTTTGAAACTTCTAATTTATCAGAAACGAATAATTTATTTGAAGGAGTCCCATAACAAAAAAGGAGTTTTTATGAAGAAAAGAGAGTTATCAGCGATAGATTCTATCTACGAAGTTCTTGAGAGAATTAAGACAGTGGAAAAGCATTATGAACTTTTAAATAAGCAGCTTGCACTAATGAATAATAAGCTGAATAAAATAATTGCTGAGGAACCAAAGGCTTTGCCCCAACCAGAGCAAAGACCTTTTTCTTCTACATATACAAACGTTGCAACAAAAGATGGAGAATCTTCCGTAAAGGAACAGGTTCCTGAAAAATCAGGAGGGTTTGTAATCGGAAAGGTAAAAGTTTTCTCAAGAATGTTAACTCCAGCAAAGCAGCCTATACCAGATGTAAACATTAAAGTGTTTAGCTTTGATAATAAACTTCTTAGAAATGTTTTAACGGATAGAGATGGGTATTGGGATGCAAGACTTCCACCTGGAAGGTATAGGCTTACTATGGATCACTCTAATTTTAAAACTATAGAGCGCTCTATAGTTTTAGATAAGTCAATGACTTCATTTGAGGTGAAATAATGTTTAGTGTAAAATTTAATCTTGGCGATAATTTCTCTGCTGCTAAAAAAACAGTTAATAATTTTATAAAGTATATGAAGGGATCTTTTGATGAAACCATTAAGGTTGTAAAAGATTCTGAGTCAACTGAAGTATGTAGTGGAAAGGTAGAGTTAACTGAGGGTTACAATATAGAGCTAATTGTAAAAAAGGTAATTCCTATTAATGAAGATATTTTAAATGATAGAAAAAAGCTAGACAAAGTTATTTTTGAAATTAAAGATTTCTGTGACAACGCCCAGAAGATTGAGAACTTTGAGTACAAAGAGCTAATTAGAAGAATAGAGTATGAAGATAAAATTAAATAATCCAAATATGGGAACTAATTCGGACCACATGGTCTATTCAAACTTTTTTGAAGATAATTACATCGTTCAAAATTCTGCCATACATCATCCGAAAAATCTTCTAATTGATACCCTAAGGCATTACTTTTCTTTTGACAATACTTATACTTATAGATCTGACGAATACGGGTTTCCGTTAGTTAGAGATTTATCTGGAACAGAGCCAGATACTGAACTTAGCACAGAGATTTTGATTACTGATACTTATAGATTTGATGCAAGATTTTTCCCTGCGATTATTATTAAAAATTCTGGAGGCTCATATAAGCCTATATCATTTAATCAAAATCAGACTACAAAATATAGGAATGATATAATTGAAGATGATTTTGGAACTAAAAAAAGAGTTAGCATACCAACCCATATAGTTTTAGATGGAGCTTGGGAAGTTAATTTTGATGTTTCTGTCTACTCTGAGAGTATGGTTGAATTAGAAGAGTTGACAGAAATAATAACAATGATTTTACAGTACAGGGCGTGGAGAGATCTTAGGGCAAATGGATTGTTTATTAAGACTCTTAATTTTTCTGGAGAAAATGCAGAACCTTATGCGAATGATTTTGTATATAGTCACAGCATCACTATTAATTGCAGATCAGAATGGAGGGTTGAGATTCCAATAGAAAATCTTGTTGAGAGAGTAAATTTTTACTTCGAATCTACTAAGACTCCATCTATAATAAGTAGTGGTCCAGTTTCTCCAATTAAGTATAAGTTTTCAGACTTAGTTGAACTGACAGACACAAATTAATATTATACTAATAAAAAACATATGATTTGATAATAGATTATCGGAGGTTTTAAAATGGCTAACATACCTGGAATATCAGGATACATCCAACCTGGAGCTTTTGCTAGAGATAGAGTTGTTTCTAAAGGTGTATCATTACCTGGTGGTTTAAGAATCTTGACCATTATGGGTGAAGGAAAAAAAGAACAGACTTTAGTAGAGTCTGCACAAGGAAGCGGATTGGATGGAGTGGCTTCAGTTAGCCCAAGCGGAAATCCAGACGGAAGATACTTTTTAATACAAGAAGCTCCATTGGTAAGTGGAAGAACTGAAGTCAGATTAAATGGAGTTCTTTTGCAGGGAGTTGAAGCTAAAATAGACAGTTCTTCTTTTAGCTCAAAATATGATTATAGAGTGGATCCAGAAACTGGACATCTAGAACTGCAGGGTAGCTCTATAGGCGATCAAGGCGGCAAAAGATATTCTGCTTCTACTTCTAATATTGGAAATGGATCAGTTGCATCTGGAGAGTGTGGAGAATACAATCTTTTAGATGTTCTTGATTCAAATGCTCCAACTGAAAGATGGACAGCCAGATGCTCTTCCGTAGTTAGAGACGGTTCTGGAAATCCAATTGTTGGGCAGAGTACCTTTACTTTAACAGGATCTGTTAGCGGTCAGCTTAAAACCTCCACTGGCTCACTATATAGGTTTACAGATACTTATAAAACTGGATCTGCA